TGGGATCTTACGTCTAAAGACCTTGAATGCGTCGTATGCTGTAGAGCCTTCAGCGATAACATCTGGGTGTAGTTGACAGACAACAATACGTTCTCTCGCAGCAGGATCTTCGATGAGATCTTCGCCATCGACGGAGAATGGAGCTGATAGAGGGTAATCGACAGTTGTCTGATCGCCTCGACCTCGCGGATCATGGCCTGTGTCATAAGCAAGAAGGATGAAGCGAAGGAAACGTTCCACTGCTTCATATCGGAACTCGCTGAAAGCGATAGGTATTGCATTGCTGCTCCCTAGTAGTGCTAATGTAACAAATCTAGTAGTACCCGCATCGTAACTCTTAGGATCTGTCTGACCTAGCAAAGGTAAGAACACCCTCTGGATCATTGTCGTCTTACCTGATCCTCTAGTACCTATGACGTGCAGTATAGGGAATCTTACTCCTACTACATCTTCGAACCAGGGCTTCAACATGGACGCCACGTACCATCCCAGCATTGGAAGTATTACCTCAGGCTCATTTAGCAGAGGTATGTACTTGCGCAATGTCTCCATTGTCTTTGCTTCTGGAGTGATGGGTAACAGGTTTAGCTTCGGATGCTCTTTGTGTGATGCCAGCCACGCTAATGGCCCTGTGTAGTCTGACCAGACGTCATCTGCTCCTATTACATGCTTATCACCTACAAAGAAGTACTTATCCTTGTGCTTATGCAGACCCATGGTTGAAGTAGCGGCTACTCTAGGTAATCCCTTCTCTTGCAACTGCTGCATTAGGTGGGGTAGCAGAGCTCGTACATCTTCATCCTTGCCAGTCCACTGCCAGGCGGCAATAGGGCAAGACTTGTCCATCTTGACGAGCGATGTGAAAGCCGAGCGCGGAAATGTTTGACCTGTCCAATTAAATCCTGACGCAGCTACATTGCACACGAGCGCATCTTCGGCGTCCATGCCATCTAGGAGCAGAGTAGGATCTAGAGTGAATGTACTAACGCGTCTCCATCCACGAGCAGTAGCGACATAATAACCATCCTCACGCGATTCGAAGAGGCCCTTAGCCTGTGCTGCTTTGGTCTGTGCAGTTTGTTTATGTGTAACGGGTGCTGCATGAGCCTTCTCTAAGGTGTGAACTAGGTACTCATCGTTCTCCTTAGCTTTCTCCCCTATGGGCTGATTGAGGAACATCTTTGTGATGAGCTCATCACTAGCACCATTAGCCATAAGGTCGACGATGACAGCCCAGTCTCTCTCACTTCGGGATCTGTAACCTCTCGAGTCACCTGTTCTCACTTTATGTCGGGTAGCTTTCGAAAGGCTTGTCAGGACATTGAAGTCGTCTTTGTTATACTGTACCGGGAAACCTCCCTTCAATTCCACCGTGACTGGATAGTCCGGGTTCTTCTTGTTCTGAGTGCCTGGAACTCGTAGGATACGATTAGCGTTCCAACAACTCTTGTCCCCCGTTGGCACGTCTTCTGCTAGCAGCTTGTTAAGGCGTTCAATCTCCTCTACGTCTAAAAGTGGCTCCTTCAGAAGCCAGTAAAGATGCCAACCGTGACCAGAAAAGACTATGTGTGTTGGCGGTAGAGTATACTGAGGCCTTTGCATATCGTCTGCATCAACCCAAAGAACTTTGGTACCGAGCACGTTCTCCTTAAGGTTTCCCTGAGAGGAGCGCATAGCGGGTCCAAAGTATACGTCAGTATCTGTTGGCAGATCTACTTGGGTTGATGCAGGTACGTATCGTGCATTCGAAACTGATCCTATGCAGAAGACTACGTACCCATCAAAGGCAAAGTCATTTATCATTGTTGTCCCTGATGCATAGAAGAGCCTGACGGCGGAGACAATCAGGCTCTTCAGAGATGCACTTACGTGGACGCTATTTGGGCATGACGAACGCGTGTAGGAACGAAGCGCTCTGAACCTTGACTACACGGTTGCGCTCAGGATAGGCCTCACCGGTCTTCGGATCGATACCGTTTCCAGGCTCGATAGTGACCGTAATGGTTGCGGCCCGGTTGAGAAGCATATCAGCCGACACATCGCCGTTGAAGTCTTCGTCGAAGCCTAAAGCCTGGAGGGCCAGTTTCGTGCGCCAGAGAGCTGAGGGATGGAAGGACATGCTGTCAAAGACCTGACGACCTTCGGAAGGACCAGAGGTTACCTTCCAACGGATGTCGATCTTGGGGTTGCCGGACTTGCTCTGACCTTCCTCGGCGTTGACGATCTCGGCCTGATAGATGCCAGGATCAACTGGCTCCATGCTTTGTACTTGGGTAAAATCGATAACGGGCATTGTAGTACTCCTTTAGGGTTTAGTGGGTAGGTTGGGTTCTCCGCCATAGATCCGATCAAAGATCTTCGTGATGGTAGGGTCCGTCATGTAGGGACCTAGTGCACCATACTGATCCTTGGCTACATACTTACCGGTTGGCGTCCATAGAGCAACCGAAGTAGTAGACTCATCAATGGAATCCTCGACGATTCCAAGCTTACGGTAGGCCTCTGCGTCCTGCTTGATCCGGCCATCGAGACGAGCACGATGTACCATACGCCCAACTGCAAACGCATATCCTGCCACCTCTGAAGATGATTGCCCCCAAAGTAGAGGCTTAAGCATCATTGCTCCAGTTACTTCGTCCTTGTCGCTTCGCTCCAGAGAGGTCACAATAACGTGCATGGGGAGCGCGAAGTATAGACGAGCAAAGGCAACCATTTGGCCTAAGACTCTATTGAAGTGCTGCAACTCTGCCGTAGAAGGCAATGTTCCAGGACCTGTTCGTTGATTGTTAGTCACCAGGCGGAAAGACATTCGCTGCACTTCGGTTACTCCGTCAATGATGACGGTTTTGTAAGGTGGATTCAGCTTGTACGTTGTACAGAATACATGGTTGGTCGGCTGACCGGCTGCAAGCCATTCGTAAGGTTGATTGAAGTCCGCGAGTTCATCACAGGTAACGATATCAGGCTTCTTTGCGTACGACCTGATCGATATCGGATTGCCTCCGGAGTCGAGCATGAGTACAGGGGACGTTCGTTCGTCCAAAGCTGCGCTAGCTGATGCACGTGTCTTACCTGATCCAGGCTCACCGTACAGCAGCAATTTCAAGTACTGGTAGTCGTCAACATTAGTTCGCTTCATGTTCCTCCTCGGTAAATAATTCTACCGTACGTGACTTGAACTCCGACTCCAGAATCATCTCCCAGTCAGCTCCTGAGTTCATTGCAACACAGGGCGACCTGAATGGACAGAAGTTACATGAAGACCATCCAGGAGAAGGATACAATGGAGTAGACTGCCTGGTCATCTCCAAAGCCGTAAGCCATAGGTAGTTGCTCAACGTTGCGATCTCTTTGCGTGTACGATAGATCGGTACACGAGCAAAGAATGTGTTACCCTTGGCAAGCAATGCTCCCAAGATGTCACCATAGTTATTTAGGATCTGCTCCGGATCCTCACGATACTCTGGATGGTTCTGCATAACGGCTTCCAAGTAGATCTCTGCCGTAGTATCAATGTTCTGAGCCTTACTAAGCGTTCCGTTGTTCAGGACGCGAGGTATCGTGGGTTCTTTCTTGCGCATGATGGTATACATGACGCCACTTATGTGCACGCCGAACATTTGCTCGGCCGCGTAGATGTATGTGCCGCACTGTTCATCCAGAGCCAACGACTTATAGAGCTCGTCGATACTGCGCGTGGTCTTGATCTCCCACAACCAGTACGAGCCGTCTAACTTGTTGACTACAAGACCATCGAATCGACCGGCCAGGAAGACCTTACTGCTCCTACGTCCAGTATCGGTAAGCAAAGGCACTCTGAAGGATGTCTCGAGAGCGATGAACTCGAAGTTCTTGTCAGCCAGGCGACCTTCATACTTGTTGACCCACAACTTATAATGACCGAGCATTCCAGCTATGAGAGCTATTTGCTCGTTCAGTTTGTCCATCTCGCGAGGCCAGAGTGAACCCCAGGTGGCTGTCTCTTTGTTTATGAAGTCAAGGGATGCTTGGACCGGATCAGTTCCGTGTCCGTAGTACTGCTCGAGCGACCAGTGAACAGCTCGACCAGTAAAGAAGGGCATATAAGGTACAGCAGGTTCAAGGTTGCGTTGCAATCCTGAACTGAAGTACCAGCGACGGCGACATTGCCTGAATGATCGCACGTCACTAATGTGAATCTCGTATCGCATAGGACCTCTCCTCTCAATAGATAGGAATATTATAAATGATCAACGTGAACGGAATATGAATGTAAGGTTAGAGTTTCATTAGAGTTTTAGACCTCCTTCCATCGCTTAGAAGCCTCAAGTACGAGATCCAAGATGCTCCATTTACGATCGAGTGCCTTGTAGATCAGGTAGTCGATGTCACCCGAGAGCAGGAAGTAGATGAGCTTAGGACCCGTGATGCCTATACGATGGATGCGGTCGATTGCCTGGGTCATCTTCAAGGTCGACCAGTGAAGGTCAACAAAGATAGCAACGTCGGCTATCTGCAGATTGAGTCCTTCACCCATAGCATCTATCGTTCCAACCAAATGATACTTCCTGCCTGACAGGAAACCGTCTATCTTGACAGGCATTCCACCCATGATGATGTCGCAATCTTCGGACGTGATCGCTTCGGCAATTGCTACAGCTGTCTGCCTAAAGCGTGTGAACATGACCACACGTACACCTTCGTTATCACCTAACCAATCCATCAGCCAGTCCAGTTTACCGCTACCTGCTGGAATGTCTAGCGTGCGTGGCGTAGATG